AAAGTTGGAACAGCAGTAATCCAAGAATTAAGATTCAATGAGTATTGCAAACGATTACAGAGCATGATCGTTGAAACATTTGATCTAGAATTTAAATTATGGCTGCAATGGGAAGGAATTAATATTGATTCTAGCCTATTTGAATTAAAATTTAATACCCCACAGAATTTCGCTGCATATCGACAATCAGAGCTTGATACTGCCCGCGCAGCAACATTTAGTCAGGTAGTTGCAATTCCGCATCTCAGCAAACGTTTTGCGCTAAAGAGATTCTTAGGCCTAAGCGAAGAAGAGATCAAAGAAAACGAACGTATGTGGAAAGAAGAAAACGGAGGCAAGCTACAAGCTCCGATGGACGCTGGTGCAGAAATGAGATCAGCAGGCATAACCCCAGGCGGAATGGCCACCGATGTAGCCGGCCAAGACGCAGAAGCTGCTCCAGACATGGCAGCAGCCGCAGAAGCAGGAGCCGCAGAAGCTCCGGCAGAACCTCCAGCTCAGTAATAAATACATTATGCTTCTAATAGAATTTTTTCAGTTTAGTGATAAGAATAACGACTTCGTTAACGATCGTAGATACGATAACAAACGGGACAGCTCTGTCTTGGAAAAGTCTGACACTCGAAAGATAAGATTGACGCTTAGACAGATCAATCAACTGAGAATGCAAACAGAAGCCCACGATGCTGAACGCGAGTCTGAAATGGGGTTTATACAACAAATGTACGGAGCCCCAGCCGGTGAAGAAGCAGCAGCAGCATAATGACACTGCATTTGTACTCGGAAATGGTACTAGCAGACTTAACGTAAATCCAGAAGCATTATTAAAATTAGGAACTGTCTATGGTTGCAATGCGCAATATAGAGAGTTTTCTCCACATGTGTTAGTAGCAGTTGACGTAAAAATGGTCAACGAGATCATCGCAGCGGGCTATCACAAAACACATCAAGTTTGGACCAATCCCAACAAAGGTATCAGTACCAAAGTAAATGTTAATTTCTTTAGTCCTCACAAAGGATGGAGCTCAGGGCCCACAGCATTATGGCATGCTGCTAGCCAAGGACACCGAGAAATTTACATATTTGGCTTTGACTACGAAGGATTAAATGGTAAATTTAACAATGTATATGCAGACACGTTCAACTATAAAAAGAGCGGAGACTCTGCTACTTACTACGGCAATTGGTTAAGCCAAACTGAAAAAACGATCAAAGAATTTAGGAATACTAAATTTTACAGAGTGGTCGTCCCCGGATCATTCACTCCCGAAAAGCTAGGTCCTACACTGATTAATCTTAGTCATATTACTTTTAAAGAGTTTAATCAAAAATATCAGGATACTATATATTCTAGCGAAATCGATCAAAAAACTACCATTTAACACCGGTTTGTAATCTGCGTGTTAAATAACTTACAGCCTTGCACTATAGGAGAATAAATCATGGCAAATAATAAGATTTTGGAACAAATGCTTGAGCATTTGGTCAATGACGAACAACAAAAAGCAGAAGAGCTATTCCACGAATTTGTGGTAGCTAAGTCTCGCGAAATCTACGAAGGTCTAGTAGAAGAAGAACTAGATGACGAAGAAGGCGAAGACGAAGATGAAGACAAGAAAAAAGATGAAGAAGTAGACGAAAACTTCGAAGACATCGCAATCGAAGCAGACGACGATATGGGCGACATGGGTGGAGATCCTACCGATGACCTAGAGTCAGAATTAAGCGGCGACGAAGAAGAAGATGGCGAGCAATCCGAAGAAGAAATCATGCAAGATCTCGGAGACATCATCGACGAGCTACAAGCCAAGTTTGATGCACTTCAAGGTGAAGAAGAAGATCAAGGCGAGTTTGGCGGCGACGACATGGGCGGAGACGACATGGACATGGGCGGCGACAAAGAAATGAAAGACGAATTTGATCTAGAAACAGTACGTGAGTATGTTGAAAAAGTTGGTAAGCCAACAGCAGGCGACAACGGTGCTAATGCTAAATCAATCGTTGCAGGTAAGAATGATATGGGCGGAACAGCGTCTAATATCGCAACAGGTAAAGAAGAAGCACCTAAGTATGCAGGTGCCGGCGGTGGACAACTAGGCGGATCAAGCCTATTCAAAGGTACACCAAAAGAAGATAATGCTGGTAATATCAACGTTCCAGGCGGCAAAGCAGGATCTGCTTTTACCAAGAAAGAACCAGGACATGGCGCAGAGAAAGCAGGCGCTAAAGAGTCCGCTGATAACAAGCAAAGCCTTTTCCGTGGTCGTAGATAATAGGATTCGACAAAGGTGAAAACTACTCTAGCAGAACATTTGAGTTTTGATCAGGCCAAGATTGTACTGGAGCGAGATGAGAGTGCGGACGGTAAGAAAACTCTGCACTTAAACGGCATTTGCATCCAAGGCGATATTCGGAATGCAAACCAGCGTGTTTATTCTTCTCAAGAAATTGGCAAGGCTGTCAAGACGCTCAACGAACAGATCTCTGGTGGATACTCAGTGCTAGGTGAAGTTGATCATCCTCAGGATTTAAAAATCAATCTAGATCGTGTTAGTCATATGATTACCAAGATGTGGATGGATGGTCCTAACGGCTACGGAAAACTAAAAATACTTCCGACTCCAATGGGGAATTTAGTTTCTACCATGTTGGATTCGGGAGTGAAGTTGGGAGTATCAAGCAGAGGCTCAGGCGAAGTAGATGGCGGTGGTAATGTTCAAGGCTTTGAAATTATCACCGTTGACGTAGTAGCTCAACCTTCCGCCCCGGGAGCTTACCCAACTCCAGTTTATGAACACTTGATGAATAATACAGGTGGATATAATGCATTTAAAATAGCAAGGGAAGTACAAGGCGATCCAAAGGCACAGAAGTATCTAGCAGAGAGTCTGAAAAAAATCATTTCAGGCCTCAAATAACAGTAGGAGAATCACATGATAGACATCGTAAAACAACTGTTTGAAAACAATGTGATTTCCGAAGAAATCAAATCGGAAATTGAATCCGCTTGGTCAAGCAGAATTCAAGAAAACCGTGATCTAGTCACAGCAGAACTTCGTGAAGAGTTCGCTCAGAAATATGAACATGACAAAGGTGCAATGGTAGAAGCTGTAGAAGCTATGCTATCAGATCGCCTACAAGCAGAACTAGGCGAACTTGCAGAAGATCGTCAAGGCCTGATTGAAGCTCGTGCCAAGTATTCTAAGAAAATGAAAAATGACTCCGCTAAAATGGAATCGTTTATCTTACATACTCTTAAGAAAGAACTTTCTGAATTACACGAAGACCGCAACCGCGTCGCAGATAATGTCGCAAAATATGAATCTTTTATCGTGGATACACTAGCGAAAGAAATCGCAGAATTCCATGCTGACAAGAAAGACCTAGCTGAAACCAAAGTTAAATTGGTTCGCGAAAGCAAAGCTAAGTTTGAATCTATCAAGAAAGAATTCATCGCTCGTTCATCACAAATCATCGAAGAAACAGTCTCTAAGGGATTGAAGTCTGAGATGACTCAGTTGAAAGAAGACATCGAATCAGCTCGCAGAAATGATTTTGGTCGCAGAATTTTTGAATCGTTTGCCAGCGAGTATGCTGCAAGCCATCTCAATGAGAAATCAGAGACAAGCAAACTGCTAAAGATTGTTCAACAAAAAGAACAGGAATTAGAAGAAGCAGCAAAAATTGTTGCAGATAAAGAAAAACTAGTAGAAAGCAAAGAAGCAGAATTACGCATCGCAAAGGATATGGCATCTCGCAAGGCAGTTATGAGCGAATTGTTAGGGCCACTAGGCGGTGATAAGCGTTCTGTAATGGGCGAATTACTAGAATCAGTTCAAACTGAAAAGCTACGTGCAGCTTTCGACAAATACCTACCAGCAGTAATGAATGGCGGTACACCGGCGAAGAAAGCACTAACAGAGGCTAAAGAAATTACAGGCGATAAAAAGGCACAACAATTCAGTGGTGAGGAAAGAACCGCTGAAATATTTGACATCCGCAGGCTTGCGGGACTTAAAGTTTAAGGAGAACTATAATGTCACAACTACTCGAGTCACGCTGGTCGGAAACCAAAGAGGCACTCTTAGAAGGCCTAAATGGTAACAAGCGCTCAGTTATGGCAGCAACTCTGGAAAATACCCGCAAGTATTTGGCAGAGAGTGCTACAGCTGGTGCAACTTCCGCCGGTAACGTTGCAACCCTAAATCGTGTGATCCTACCTGTGATCAGACGTGTGATGCCTACGGTCATCGCTAATGAATTAGTTGGCGTTCAGCCAATGACAGGCCCAGTTGGTCAGATCCATACTCTACGTGTTCGTTATGCTGATTCTTTCAGCGACGGCACAGGTGGTTCTACAACAGCTGGAGAAGAGGCACTAAGCCCATTCAAGATTGCTGAAGGCTATTCTGGTGTTGCACCAGGTAAAGCCGATGCTACAGCAGCAAAAGAAGGTGTTGCTGGTAACAAACTAAGCATCCAAATCTTGAAACAAACCGTCGAAGCTAAGACACGTAAATTGTCAGCTCGTTGGACATTCGAAGCAGCACAAGATGCACAAGCCCAACAAGGCATTGACATCGAAGCTGAGATCATGGCAGCTCTTGCACAAGAGATCACTGCTGAGATCGACCAAGAAATCATCCGCAGCTTGACAACACTTGCTGGTTCTAGCAACAACGAAAACTTCGACCAGTCAGCAGTTTCTGGTACAGCAACATTCGTTGGTGATGAGCACGCCGCTATGGCAGTTCAAATCAACCGTGTAGCAAACAGAATCGCTCAGCGTACACGTCGTGGTGCTGGTAATTGGGCTGTGGTTTCTCCACAAGCTCTAACAATTCTTCAAAGTGCTACAACTTCTGCGTTCGCAAGAACAACAGAAGGTTCATTCGAAGCACCTACAAACACCAAGTTTGTTGGTACATTAAATGGCGCAATGAAGATTTATGTCAACACATTTGCAGTTGAAACTTCGGGTTCAGACAAAGTGTTGATCGGTTACAAAGGTTCTTCAGAGTCAGATGCAGCGGCATTCTATTGCCCTTACATTCCTCTAATGAGCTCTGGTGTTGTTTTAGATCCATCAACATTCGAACCAGTCGTGTCATTCATGACACGTTATGGTTATGTTGAGTTGACAAACACAGCATCTTCTCTAGGTAATGCAGCAGACTACCTAGGTACTGTAACAATCAGCAACGCAGTATTCAGCTAATCAAACGTTTTACGTTTCAAAAAGGCCCTTCGGGGCCTTTTTGTTTGGCTTAAATATCTAAGTTATGCAGATAGAATCAGACAAGGATTTTCTAGAATTAAGAAAACAGTTTAATGTTTGGAGAAAGCGTTTTCCAATGTTTACGCATGATGT